TAATCTAATTGCATTGATTAATGTTTCATCAAATATAATTGGTTCGCAGTCCATTTCACGTTTAAAACGTTCTTCTCCAATACGACCTAATTCTTCTTTAGCCCATTCATCATCTCTGTCAGGATGTTCTCGCCATAATGCTTTAAAGCCAAAAAATCCGTTTATCCCTATTCCATCTTTTAAAGGATGTCCGTAATCATCAATAGTCCTGTTTGCTTCTGTCCACAATAACCAAAACTGATCTTCATCACTGTTAGGTGTGCTTGTAATAATTGCTTTACCACCAGTTGCTAATGTTGGTGAAATACTTGTCCAAAACTCTTTTGCAATAGTTGGTCTTACAAACGCAAACTCATCACAGTACAATAACGTAATACTCATACCACGTCCTGTGTTTTCTGTTGTTGCTTGTGCTACAATTCTACTTCCGTTTTCAAATTCTATACTGCCTTTATTGTAACTTGTTACCCCCGCTCTAATATGATCTGGCATAAGTTCATATGCGTATCGAATCTTCTGCATGATTTCTTGAGCACCTGAATATTTGTGTGCCGCAATTAATATAGTACTGTCTGGTACAAACATAGCATACCACAACAAGTATCCAGCCGCAGTTGTAGTTTTTCCCATTTGTCTACTCAATAAATTAATACTAAATCTATTAGAGTGATAACTGTTGACTAAAGTTTCTTGATACTTGTATGGTTTATAAAGAATCTTGCCGTCAACAGGGTGCTGAATATGAAAATACTTACCTAAAAAATAAGCAGGTCCTGTGTTAGAATCTGCACACTCTTTAAAATCTATTAACTGTTCTTCAGTCCAACGTTGGTTCTGATGTGGCTTTTTTACTAATACGCCGTCGAGGGCTTTGTATGTCATTTATATCTCTTAATTATTTAAACTTTTGATATGCTTGTGTAATTTATTTACAAGTTTATCTTTTGTTTCTCTTCGGTCTAATTCTATTTTGTGTTTTCTTCCTAAGTCTTCTAAACCTTGTTTAGTTAACTTGGCAAGATCTTTTTTGCTAGGTACTAATACTAGAGGTTTTTCTTTTTTGATCTCTCTAGGTGTTACTGCAAAAATGTTTGTGATCCATTTGAACATTTGACTTCTCCTATTTTTTATAAGTATAATATACACATATTACTATTGTATTTATCGGTAAATAACAACGATGTCTGACTGTTTGGTTCTAAACGGAAACTATCAACCTTTAAGTGTACTGCCTTTAAGTCTAATTTCATGGCAATCTGCTATAAAATTATGCTATTTAGACAGGGTTAAAGTAGTTGATGAGTACCAAGACTGGCAAGTGCATAGTCCTAATATGGAATTTAATGTACCTGCCGTTGTAGCTCTTAACGACTATTTTCCCATTCAAAAAACTATTCGATTTGCTAGACATAATATGTATCTACGTGATATGTTTCAATGTCAATATTGTGCTGATACTTTTAATCCTAAAGAACTAACTATTGACCACATCATTCCAATTAGCAAGGGTGGTAAAACTAGTTGGGAAAATTGCACTACTGCTTGTATGTCTTGTAATGTTAAGAAGGGCGATAAAACTAACGTTAGACCCTTAAATACGCCGTATAAGCCCGACTACTATAACCTTGCAACTCTTAGACGTAAAATGCCATTTAAAATTAAACACCCTAAATGGTTACAATATATTAGTGTTACTGAACAACACAAATTTTCTGATTAATCGTCGTAAGGTTTTTCACCTGTTAACCAAGGTTTACTAAACCAAAGTCTAAACCATGCTTCTGTGCCTGGTTGTATTTTTCTTTTCTTTTGTACTTTAGATAATTTGTTAGCAAGACTGCCAACATTTTCTTCTACAGATGAGTAAGGGGTCAATCCAGAATATGAACCAACCCCTGCTAATCTTTTTAAATCTTCTAATTCGCTTTCAAACGACTTATCAGCCATGATAGAAATTACATACTAGATAACATTTTAGCAAGTTTATCTTGTAAATCTACTGCTAACGGATTGTCACCTGGGTATTCTTTTTTGAATTGTTTCTTTGGACCGTTTAATCCGCCTGACATTTTGTTTAATTGTGTGTCTGTATCGAAGTACTCTTCGTCTGGAGAGTTACTATACTCGTCAAGTTCAACTTCGTTGTTTGCCTGAGTTGGTGCTAGTTCTTCAGCCTTGTGATCGTGTCCTTCACAATCGCATTTGTCAATTGGTTTATCACAGGTATCGCATAATTCTAAATTATCTTTTGAAAAATCAAAATCTTTTTCTTCTGCTTCTGCTTTTAATCCAGCGAGTTCTAATACTCTCGCCAAATCTTCTACAGCAACTTCAACTGTGTCTTTTTTGGTTGTTTCCATTTTTTGTTCCTCGCTGTTTGTTATTTTTTCTTCAACTGTTTCTTCAGTTTTTGGAGTACCATCATAATTTTTTAATGGATCAGGTACAATACTGTTTGCTCTTTCAACAACGTCTTGCAACATTTGTATTGCATCATTCATTGTAGTAAGTTGATCTGTTAAATCACCAGCACCTGTGGCGCCTGGCATTGAATCTGTTTTGCCTAGTAATCTAATATCTTTAGCAACGTCGTCAATTTTTTTCTGTAACTCGCCTAAACGGTGAATTTTGTATCCATCAAATTTATCTTCTGAAAATGATCCCGTATCACCTTCAAGTTTAGCCTTAAATTCTGCTAGGTGTCCAACAAGATCTTCTACGTTCTCATCAGTTTCTTCATTTTGGAAATCAACTAGTTCATTGTAAAGTTCATTTGTAAGTTGAAGAATTTTATCTACATCATTTACGCCTTCTTCTAATTCTTCAGAAACTTGAGAATTATATTTTGCTCTGATATTACTTGGTTGTAAATTAAGTTCTCTCATTCGAATATCGTCTACAGCGTTTTGAATTCTATATGCTATTTCAGTTTCTTTTTTATCTTTAGCACTTTTAAATAACATTTCTACATATTCGTCAATTGTATCTAAATAGCCTGCAACGTTACTGTTTGAGTCAACAGTTGCGTCTTCAAGTGATAATGCTTTCATCACTGCTGGCTTTTTGTTTAATTCTTTTGTTATGTCTAAAGGCTTCTTTTTGTTACTATGGATACCTTCTAGTGCGTCTAGTATTGCTCTCATTATTTGTGCCTTTATTTCTTTTTCGGATCTTTAGCAATCTCATCTGCATATGCTTTTGCTAGAGATTTTAAATCAGGTGTTTCTTTATTATTTGCTAAATCTTTTAAAAAGTTTTCGTTATACTTGTCGCCAAAATGTTCTTCTGCTTTGATCTCCATATCGTCTTTGATCTCACTGCCGAGTTTTGTAACATAATCTTTGTCTTGTTCTTCTAAATTCTTTTCTCTGGCTATTTCGTTAGGATCATCTGGGTTCATTACAACTAAATGAGATCCGTGTATGCCTGCATATTCTGTTAATTCATTTCTTAACATATCAACAGTTGTCGGATAAGACACTGAAATATCCATAATAGTAACTTCTGAATTTTTCATTGTTTGGAAATCCATTGGATGTTCCTGTATCGGTGTAACTTTAGGTTTGGTCATATCTGTTAAATTATATTTCCCAAGTGCCATTTCAACTCTACTTAATTGAGCATCAGTTAAAGTACCTGCGTACTTCACACGAAATTTGTATTCTTTAATGTTTTCCATTAAATATTGTTTGAAAGTTTTCATATTAATCACACCTTACTTTATATTATATTATTTATCTTTTGAAAGCAGTTTTTCTAACAGTGCATTACGGTCTAATATCACTGCATCACCCTCTTCTTGCACTCCCGACTCTTTATCATGCTTTGCTTGTACTTGGTCTAAACGTGCTTTTTGTAGTTGTAATTGTATCATTTTTAATTTTCTATCAACTTTAGCACCTTTGGCATTAAGAGCAGTATCTAACAAACGTGCCGCTGTGTTAAATATCTCTCCAGCATACCTAGATTCTACATTCATGCCTAAATCCATTAAGTCTTGAAATGTGTCTTTAGCAGTTGTGGCTATTTCATCCATTTCTTGGTCATTTAAAGATAAATCTTTTACCATTGGCAATGCTTCGTCAATTTTATCTGCTTTTGCTATTGCTCTTTGAATATCTTCAGGTGTATGTTCTTGTATATGGCTTACTGTTTTTTCTGGTTCAGGTATAATGTCAGTGTTTTCACTAACTTCCTTTGCAGGTGCCATGTCTAATAATTCTTCTAGTTTCTTTGTCATAATACTTCCACTAAATTATATGCTACTATAATTATTTATCTTTTCTTAGGACGATGAAATATATCATCTTCAGTTACTATTCTAAATACTAAATTGTTTTGTCTACAGTATCTATTAGCCGCTTCCCATTTTGCAGAATTTAATATAACTTTTGCCTGTGCTTGTCTACTTCTGCCTGCTTGTTCCATTGTTGTTTCTTTCTTAGGTTTTACTTCAATAACTTCAGCACGTTTTGTACCATTTTTATCTTGGTAAACAACTAAAAAGTCTGGAACATATATTGTATTTTTACCTGTTAAAGGATTTTTATAAGGAACTTTAATTGCTTCACTGGCCCATTGTATTACGCCAGGATGATTATCACAAAATTGCATAAATGCCCATTCCCAACTGCTTCTATACATTGGGGTTCGATTGCCTGCATACTTTTCAGGATTCTTGATTACATATTTGCCTTGAGCGAATTTTGCCATGGCTTAATCCAATATGTTACGAGCAACGATTTGGCTTGGTGCTTTGTTTTTATTAAATCCTAATATACTTGTGTTAGTTCTAGTTTGATTAATTAATGATACTAATGCTTGTTGTATTTCTGTAATTGCATAATCCCCAAAGTCATCAATTAAGTCCATTGGAGATATATTATGTAAATTAGCAAGTTGCATAACTGTATCTGTTAATCCATCTGCAACTGTTTCATTATCTTTTGTTTTTCTTAAAAAGAAACCTCTAATAGCATCAAACTCTGTTGGATTAACAATAGATGTTGATTGAGCAGTGTCATAAACATCAAAGAATTCTGTAGTTTCGTTTGTATTTTCTTTTTTAGGTAAATTAGTTGACATTAGAAATCACCTGGTATTTGTTTTTTATAATATGTTGAACTGTTAGTAATATTACTTATACTAGGTTTCGACACTTTAGATTGTGTAGAATAATCTACTGGATTGGCTGTTAAGTTACTACCAATACTACTTGTAGCACTTCCAATCGACGATAGATTAATATCGCCAAGTTGTCTTTGTGCGTCTGCTAGATCAGATTGAAACTGGTTTTGAAAAGATGCACTATTAACGTGTGTTGCTATATTATTCAATCCAGGTCCAAATAAACTTTGCAAAGATGCCGGAACATTTGGTCCAACTGAACCAACCATTGCACCTGCACCAGAAACTAAACTTTGTATGTTAGAACCTGCGCCGCCAATTATTGCTCCTAAAGAAGTATTAATAGGAGCAATTTGTATACCTG